GCAGGAAAACGTCATCTACGCCAGCAGTGGCGGCTGTGGCGATTTCGTGATGCGCACGCTGGACAACCCGGCGCGCATCATCGGCTACGAGTCCTACCGAGCGCACGTCGACGAGATCGACACGCTCAAGGAAGACCACGCGCTGCTGGCTTGGCAGAAGATCATCGCCCGCAATCGGCAGCGTCCGAAGGGGCTTGCCAAACCGTTCAACCGGGTGAGCGCGTACACGACGCCCGAGGGCTTCCGCTTCGCCTACCGCATGTGGGTTAAGGAGAAGCGGCCCGGCTACGAGATGGTGCAGGCGCCAACGCGCACGAATCCATTCCTGCCGCCTGACTACATCGACACGCTGCGCGCCAGCTACCCGCCGCAGCTCATCGAGGCGTACCTCGAAGGCCAGTTCGTCAACCTGACGAGCGGCGCGGTCTATCCGGAGTTCAGCCGAACGCTGAATCACGCACCGACCACTGCCACGCCAGGCGAGCCGCTCCACATCGGCCTCGACTTCAACGTCAACAAGATGGCCGCGGTCGTCTTCGTCGTTCGCGACGACCAGCCGCACGCCGTCGCCGAGCTGGTGAAGGTGCGCGACACGCCCACGATGGCGAAGCTGATCACCGATCGCTTTAAGGATCAGGGTCACACGGTCGCCGTCTACCCAGACGCCAGTGGCGCCAACACCAGCAGCAAAGGCGCCTCGGTGTCCGACCTGACGATCCTGCAGAACGCTGGACTGATCGTGCGCGCGCCTGCCGCGAACCCGCGCGTGAAAGACCGTGTGAACAGCGTCAACGCGCTGATCCTCAACGACAAAGGCGTGCGCCGACTGCACGTCAACACAGATGCCTGCCCGACCTTCACCGAAGGCCTTGAGCAACAGGCATACGACGACAACGGCGAGCCGGACAAGACCGCCGGCCATGACCACGCCAACGATGCCGGCGGCTACTTCCTGCACGGCCGCTGGCCGGTCGTGAAGCCCGTCCACGCGCACATGGCGCACGTTCCCTACATGGCTCGCTGACATGCCCGACTTCAAGACCCTGCAGGCCACCTACCCGAAGGACAAGGACTACCCGCCGCGGGCATTCCGTCTTTCGGCGCTGGCGCGGGTCATCGACGGCACGATGTACGACGAGCTGCGCGAGCCGTTCAGCAGCGAAATCAACGCCGCGGGCGAGTACATGCCGCTGGCAGAGCGCCGCCCATCGGCGCGCACGCGCATCTGCGGCACGGTCGTGAACGATTCAGTGTCGCTGCTGTTCAGCGAGGGCCACTTCCCGGCCATCGAATGCGTCGACGAGGCCACGCGCGACGCGCTGGCCAAGATCGTCGAGGAGACGAACCTCAACGAGGTCATGATCGACGCGGCCACGCGCGGCAGCGTCGGCTCGGTCGTCGTGCACATGCGCGTCCTCAAGGGCCGCGTGTTCTTCAAGACGATGGTCACGGCCTACCTGACGCCCGAATGGGATCCGGAAGCGCCCGACACGCTGATCAGCGTCACCGAGCGCTTCAAGCTCAAGGGCCAGGCCCTGAAGGACTCGGGTTACACGATCGCCGACGGCGACCTGTCGTCCGACTTCTGGTTCCAGCGCATCTGGGACAAGGTCGCCGAACAGTGGTTCGAGCCGCAGACGAAGCAGGACGCGGCCGACGAAAAACCACCCGTGCCCGACACCGCGCGCAGCGTGACGCACAACCTCGGCTTCGTGCCAATGGTCTGGGTCAAGAACCTGCCCGGCGGCGACGACACCGACGGCCGCCCGACGTTCCCCGAGGAAGCGATCGACATCCAGATCGAGGCCGACTACCTGCTGAGCCAGGGCGGACGAGGCCTGAAGTACCAGAGCGACCCGAAGCTGCACATCAAGGAACCGCAGTTCAACCCGAACGCCGGCGCGGTGATCACGGGTGCGGCGAACGCGCTGGTGACCGGTCAGGACGGCGACGCGAAGCTGCTGGAGATCTCCGGCGACGGCGCGCGCACCGTGCTCGACTGGGTCAAGGGCCTGCGCGAGCTCGCCCTCGAAGGCGCAGGCGGCAACCGCGCCAACGCCGAGAAGCTCAGCGCCGCGCAGTCCGGCCGCGCAATGGAGCTGATGAACCAGTCGCTGATCTGGCTCGCCGACAAGCTGCGCATCGCCTACGGGCAGGGCGCGCTGCTCGACCTGCTGAACATGGTCGTGCGGGCTGCTCAGAAGACGCCGCTGGTCGACAAGAAGGGCCGAAAGATCGGCGAACTCAGCACCGACGACGACCTGTCGCTGCGCTGGCCGCAGTGGTACGCGCCGACGTACGCCGACAAGCAGACCGAGATGACGACGCTCGATGTCGGGCGCCAGTCCGGCCTGATCTCTCAGCTCACCGCCGTGAAGTCGCTGGCGCCGTCATACGACATCGCCGACCCGGAAGCCGAGATCGCGCAGATCGCGAAAGACGGTCCGCCGCCGAACGCACCTCCCGCGCAGCCCAAGGGCCCACCGCTTTCCGAATCGCAGGACTGACCCATGACGACCAGCATCTTCATCACCGCCCCGAACAAGTTCGGCTACGCGGTGGGCAATACCGTGGCCGCCACGGACGCGCAGCTCGCCGATCCGTTGGGCGGCATCGGCGCTCCGGGCGCGCCAGGCGGCAACTGGTACGTGAAGACCTCGTCACGACCCGCGAAGACGCTTTCGCCTCTCGAAGACGAACTCCTCGACAACGCCCCCGGAGGAAGCGCGCTCACGGCCGCCCAGATCGCTGCTGGCGCGACGGGTGTTGTTGGCGCAGACGCCTCCGGCAACGGATACAAAGAAGACGGAACGCCATTCACATCCGGAGCGGCTGGTCCAGCGGGCCCCACGGGTGCAACCGGCCCGACTGGTGCCACTGGTGCCACTGGTGCAACCGGGCCTGCCGGTCCAACGGGACCCACCGGCGCCACCGGCTCAGCTGGCACGAACGGCTCTGCGGGCGCGACTGGTCCGACGGGTGCAGCCGGCCCCGTCGGCGGCGCGATCGTTGGTACCTACGCGACCGCGGCGGCACTCCTGGCAGCCAACACGCCGTCGACCAACGCGGGCAACCGCGCCCTCGTCGGATCGGCCGCGCCATACGTGACGTACTCGTGCGACGGCTCTGCGTGGACGACCACTTCGGCCACGCCGGGGGCTGTCAGTGGCCCCATCACGTTGAGCAATGCGAACGACGGCGAGCCGCTCATCTGCACTGGCACGCCGGTCATCACGATCAACAGCGGACTCAAGCCGAACTTCGGTCTTCCGATCAGCGGCACGTTCACCACCGCCGGCTCCGCCACGATCACCGACGAGCGGGCGACCACTGGCACCCCGCGCTGCTGCCTGGTTCAGACCGACACGACCGGCGCGGGCGCGACCTACGAACTGTGGGGGACGAAGTAATGGGCGCGAACAAGTTCATCCTCGCGGCCTGCTTGGCCGCCATGGGGGCGTCGGCCGCGCCGTCCCTGCGCTTCGCCGCAGCGAACAACTATTACCCGAACACGACGACCAATTACAACGTCCAGACAGGGTCTGCGACAGCGCAGATGGTGCAGCAGGGCAGCTTCGTCATCGGGCAAGACTGCACATCCCTCACGATTGGCTTCGGCAACCAGTACATGGCCGCCAGCCAGGGCATCACGAACACGGGTAACGCCATCGCGTTCCAGCAGTTCGCCGCGGTCTACAACGGCATCGTGGTGAACGTGACCCTCGGCGGCGCAATGCCGGTGACAGTGGCCGACGCAGCCAACGCGTTCTTCGACGCGATCCCGTGCTCCGCCTTCAGTGTGGCGAAGTTCTCCAAGGGCACGACGGTTCAACTCCGATTCCTGATTTCGACAAGTGCTCAGACCACGGACAAGTTCCCTGTAGCCGGCGCGAACTCCCTCATCTACGGGGTGTCCACCGAGTGCTACTACTTCGACCCGTTGATGGCGCACCTGACGACCGGTGTGTACGCGACGGGAAACATTGGCTACGCGGTGAACAGCGCCAACGCCACGGGGGCCACCGCTAGCGGCACGACGGTGACGGTCACCATGGCGAGCACGGCCCTGTTCGTCAACGGCAACACCTACGTGGTTAGTGGCGCGACCGGCACCGGCACCGCGCTCAACTACAACGGGACGTTCGTCGTAACCGTCGTCAACAGCACCACGCTGACGTACACGGCGCTCAGCGCCCCCGCCGCGACGGCCACCGGCACGCTGCTTGTCAGCGCTCGGAATGGCACGGATGCGCGCTTCGGAATTGCCATGGCGCTCATGCTCCTGGCGCCGCACACCCTGCCGGCAATCGGAATGCTCGGCGACTCCAAGACCTTCGGCACCGGCGACACGCTGACGACCTCCGGCGCCATCGGCATGAGCCGCCTGTTGTTCAGCAACCCCTCGACGATTTCGACCGTCGTCGCGGCAGGGTGCAACTTCGGCAACCCGAGCGGCATCGGGAGTGACCCGTACACGACGCACGCGTCCGGCAACCTGGCGACTTTCGAGCAGTGGTACTCGTTCATGAACCACGCGGTCGTGGGGTACGGGACGAACAACCTCTCGACATCGTTCCAGACGGCGCTGTATGCGCGGCTGCGGGCGAATGGCATCTCCGGGATCATCCAGCGCAGCCTGACGCCCCGCACCATCGGTGTCCCGGTCACTGCGCTCTCCGGCAACGGGACGCTGGCAACGCTCACCGCTTCCTCGGCGTTCGTGGCGTCCATCGGCACCACCGGCGCGACGGCGAATCTCGTGCTCCTCGGCGTGACGGGCGGCAGCTACAACACCTCGGCGACCGGAGCGACGTTCACCGTCGCCTCGTCCACGACGCTCACCTACGCCAGCACGTCCACGGCTACCGCGAACCTCACATCAGCGTGGCTGATCGACGATTGGCGGACGACAGCGAATCAGGTAACAAACCCAGCTCCGAGTAGCTGGGGCGTAGGGAGTTCAGCGGATACCTATGAAGCGACTCTGCGCGGATGGATCACGAGCGATCCCAACCTCACGTACTACCAGTCGCAGGGCGAACGCTCGAGCCCGACTGCCGGAACCGCCGGCTACTGGTTGTGGCTGGCCAACGGGACATCGTTCTATGGCACCCCGGACGGCCTGCACGAATCCGCGGTGAACTACGAGAACAACATCGGCACGGCGGGCATCGTCATGACGGGGGCCGGTGGCAACGTGAGCCAGTCGCTGCGCGCGCTCGTTGCGACGCTCACCTGATTTCGCGCACCCGCGCACCACCGACCGCCTGATTGCGGTCTTTTCACTTCTGGAGGCCTGATGGCTGAAGAAAAGAGCCCGGCGCGCACGCTGGGATTCAAGGGCTTGTCCGCCCAGGTCGCGGAGGCGCTCAGCGTCTGCGGCGTCGTGGTGATCACGCGCGATGCGCACGGCTGCATGCGCTTCGATCCGCACGGCGCCACGCACGCCGAGATCAACGAGATGCTGTCGCGCGCGATGCAGGCCAACCTGAACATGCACGACGAGCACGTGCGCGCTGGTGCCGCCGGCGAAGACGCGCAGCGCTTCCAGCGCGAGCTGGATGCCCTCGCCAACGCTGACGCGATGGGAGCCCTGCAATGAATCCGACCAAGCTGCTGATGCGCATGATGGTGTGGGCCGGCGTCTTCGGCCTATACGTCGACGATCCGAACGCGCCTGCGCCGCCGTCACCCACGCCGCGGCCGCCCGAGCCCGAGACGTTCTCCAAGGACTATGTGCGCGAGCTGCGCGAAGAGTCCAAGGGCTACCGTCTGAAGCTGAGCGAGACCGAAGCTCAGAAGAAGGCCGCCGAGGAAAAGGCGAGCACTGCCGAAACCGCCGCTCAGGCCAAGATCGCCGAGGCCGCCAAGGCAGCCGACCAGCGGATCATCCGCGCCGAGCTCAAGGCCGTCGCAGTCAAGGCCGGCATGGTCGACCTGGATGGGCTGAAGCTCGCCGACCTGTCGACCGTGAAGCTGAACGAAGCCGGCGAAGTCGAAGGCGCTGACGCGCTGATGGAATCGCTGAAGAAGGCGAAGCCGTACCTGTTCGGCGCCGCCAGCACCAGCGGCACGAGCAAGGTGCCCGCGCCCGGTGATCCGAAGGCCAAGAAGGCCACCGACATGACGCCCGAAGAATACAAGGCCGCGAAGGCCGATGCGCTAAAGAAGCGCTGATCGCAACACGAGCCGGTTGATCCGGCTCGACATCACTTTCCATCGACCAGGCGCGTGAGCGCCAACGTCCATCGGGGCCAGACGCCCAGGGGCACTACCAACCCCTGGAGGCATCATGCCCATTCAAAATTTCCCGGCTGCCCTGCAGCCCATCATTCAGCAGAACTTCCTGCAGCGCGAGTTCCAGGACGGCATCCAGTCGATCTTGGGCTACCGCCAGATCGCACGCCGCGAGCGCTTCGCCAACGGCATCGGCGAAACCGTCACCAAGACGCGCCCGGGCCTCAAGGCTCCTGTCACCACGCCGATGGTGCCGTCCGCCAATACCAACCTGGACAACGGCCTCACGCCCAGCACCTGGACGGTGGAGCAGTACCAGCTCGCCATCGCGATGTACGGCGACTCGATCGACCTGAACACAGTCACGTCGCGCGTCGGCATCGTGGCGCAGTTCCTGCAGAACGCCAAGACGAATGG